AACTTTACAAGGGGTTAAATGACCCACCATCACTTTATTGTTTATAAACAACACCAAGATGTGATCCTTGGATTTGGGGAGTAGTAATTGCCTTATTATCTTCCTACGGCGATGCCCGTCGCTTGGATTTACAATGACCAAACCGCGTTGCCCCAGAAAGGTTGGAATCGGCAAATTCCCAGAGAGGATGTTTTGAGTTTATGTTGTTTCGTCGACTTCGTTTCACACGTTAACGGCCCGAGTTCATCCTTCAGAAGACCAGTTATCCCAGTATGTTCCTACAGATGATTACAATAGACCTCACTATTAGGTTGGTCCACAACCCTTTAGTCTAACCAGAACTATCCAGCCAACTACTACATTTCAACTAGAGAGAAGTGCTCCCCTGGTGACCAATGCCATGGTCGAAGGGTGGGGAAAGCGCCCTTCAAATCCATTGCTGTAATGGACCGAGAGGAAAGGGAAGGGGGGATGGGAGAGGGGTGGCATGAAAAGGAGGAAGACTTGGGTCACATACCTGATTCCCCACGTTTTGTTCGTACACCGCGTCCATTAGGGTTAAACTGTGCTAAGTGTACGAGCTTGGGTGGCAAGTCCTCGATATCGTGCAAAGAAACTGGTGGACTAATAGGGCGCAATGCCTCATCAGCTTCATTCCAGTCAGGGACGCACGACGGGTTCCGGATCAAATTGCCCCGTTCGTCCAAGAAAGTGGATTCGGGCTCCGGTTCATGTTGCTTGGCAACAATTGGGGCAATATGTTTGGCCTTTAATTCGGCAATCTGCTTGTACCTAGGTGTGTTGAAAGCAGGTAAGGGCTTACGCCTCATAGCCTGAATTAACAAAGGTGTAGCAGACCATCCGGTAACAACGGCAAGAGCAGCTGCGGCAGTGGGGGTGTTAAGGGGGCCTAGCCATGACAAAGTAGTTTGCATAGCATGTAGTGTGTGATCGACAGAAAGGGGTTTTTGAAACCACCTGTCAATACACCTAATAAACAGCTTAGTGTATGGATTTTCAATAGCAAGAACCATACGTGAATAAGTGTCACTACCTGTCAAGCCCCCCCGTGTTGAGTCACCAGAATAAGAATACACGTTTGAACCTTCAACCATGTAGCTGCGTTCATCTGAATCATTTGCATTAACTGGAAATGGAACGGATAAAGCATCATCATTGACTGTTGTGGTGGCAGGGGCAGTAAATGCCATTCCCTCCATCACATAGTACCCGGGTTTTTCAACTTCAACAAACCGCTCTTGTGATCCCACAAAAGCAGTACTTGACCCAGTACCATATCCAATCTTGATGCCATCTTCAACAACAGTAGTGTTGTCGAATGCATTCTTATTCTTCCACCGGCCTGATACCACACTAGATACACCAATCTTGTCATAATTTCCATATGGGAAAGCTGGTGCAGTAGTGGTATCGGCAATCTGGTCCATAGTGCCCGTTCCAGTATCAACAACACTTGAGTTGATCTGGGATGTCAGCAAAGGACCATTGTCAGGATAGGGAATATCAATTGCTAGAGCAGCACCACGCTGGGGGTTGTATTGTGGTGTTAGCAATTCAACTTCATAACAAACGAAGATCTGTCCCAATGGGCTAGCAGCGGGGGCCACAGTAGCCACCATTAACTGCCCACAATCAGATGATCTATCGTAAACAGATGAAGTGGAAGAAATCATTGTGACTCCCTGGGACTGCCCCACATCCTCCGAAGGTGTTACGAAGTAAGTTTTACGCTTGTGCAAATTAGCAGGGCGACAAACCACATCGAGCCTTGGGGTGTAAACGGGGGCAGTAACGGCTCCAACAAATGCATTCAATGCAGAAATAGCAGAGGCATCATCTGGAGCAGGGTCCCTGGGGTCAAAGTCAACAGCCATAGTAATGGTTCCAGGGACAGTGCTAGGAGATGAAGTTATGAATTCAAATTTGAGTTTCTTGAAGACATAAGATTCATAATTCTGAGCAACCTTAGCCAACCATGGAAACATAAACTGATTGCCGGGATTAATCGGCTGTCTAACATTTATCCCTGCTGACCCCAGATCCAAACCATAAACAGTATGGAACATCTCACGATGCGCCACAATGCAATGGTTCATATCAGCTCTCATGTTAGGAGCTCTATTAGTGGTGGGGGTGGCCCTGGTGGCGATGACCCTGGTTGGGACTCGCTCATTGGCTGGCCTCCCATCAATTCTGTTGAGCTTATTTCTTCCTCTAATGTTCCTGACTTCACGTCTAACGGTCCGCTCTTTCCGTTCGAGCTTTCGCTCCTCCTTTTCACCTCTGTTTCTACTTTTGACCATAATCTAAGAAAAGGGTGAAGATTAATTTTAACAAATAAAAGTTGCGTTAGCAGGCAAGTTTTACAAGTCAGGTGCTCAAGAATGAGTCCTGTACATTGTACTGCCGAGGACTGGTCTCTCCATGATATCAGTTGTATCAATCCGAACCATGTCTTGTAGAGTTTCTTGGTATATATATCCTGGACTCACCGGCAGGTGAGACAAAAAGGTCTCAGCTGTCCGGACATCCTCCCAGGTTATTTGATACCGTTTCCACATATACATGGTCCAATCGATCGGGGGCCGACGTGCCAGGAGTTTAGCCTGGTACTTATCTGTCTGTACCCTCTTACAACTAGTTATCTGCCTTCCTAGGAATACCCTCAAAATAGGAGCATCCCCAAAGAAAGCCATGAAAGATTCAGCCACAGTAGACCTCCACGCGGCTTCGGTTTTAGGAGCTCTTTGCCGCGTGGAGTAGAAAAGTTTCTTTAACATACGACCCATGATAGGACCGAAACTGTAACCAGAGCCAACCAGTGGGTAAAAAACACCACTAATAAACGTAACATCAAGAGGATCTTGAAATACCCTGGCCTCTGGTTCAATACCCAGTTTCTGTTCGGTCCCCGCCAGTCGTTTTCCCAACAACTCACCAAAATCAGGCCTATCACATAGGCCGTCAACATCTTCAGAGGGAAGGTAATGTAGTACGGCAAGAAGGTCGTCGCCCAGCACAATAACGTCCACACGGCAAGGTCGAGGAGTGCCGCATTGGGATATTTCGCGGAGCACAGCCTCAACAAATATGCTGATGTTAATGATGCTATTGCCACTAGATGTGTCATTATGGCCGCTCTTTCGAGTGCCCACAGCGTTATATCGTACACATCTGCCCAACCTATCTTGATACTTTCCTCTGGTGTTCTGACATGCTCTAGCAAACCCAACCAACTCCGGATCGCACTTTTCGTAAAACCGATAGGCCTGCCGAAAATGACTGTCTTGAATGGTAGAGTCCCAATTTTTGCCATCTCTTTCATAGAAGAACTTGCGGCTGGGGATATCCATGATGGCTCCCATCCATTCTCCAATGTCTTGGTGGTTGAGTCCACAGGCAATTCGTGCATGAACTGGCACTCCCTCAACAATGAGGGGAACATCTCGTAATGTTTGCACGATAGCTTGCTGGAGGGCGGCAAATTCTCTGGCGTAGCAGGCCATTGTTGCATCGTTGAAATAGGCCTGGATAGCTCGTGCCTTTGAAATGATCTTTGCCAAGACTTCTCTCTTGATAAAAGGTTTAACTCTTCCTGGCTCAAGTCCATTGCGTTCAACGCATAGCCTGATCTGTTCTCGTCGGGCGGTATTGTATCGAGAGAGCCAGGCGTCAAGTCCTTCATCAGTGAGCCTACCTTGGAGGCATTCCAAGTAAATGCCAGAAAGTGCCCCAAGCCAGTCACTGTAGTCAGCCCTATATTCTTCAGCAACAGGCAACTGGAGCTTAAGGTGCCTATTGCAAAGGGCGTTGTGGAAGTTGTTGGCACATTTTGACGTGGCAAAGGCTTCGCCGCACACCCACCCCAGAGATGACACACCCAACTCGGGTTGGGAGTCACAACAACAGGGGGGGGGGGGCGGAGATACTATGTTTAGGATCCACTCTTGTTGGATCCCCGTTACCAAGGCACACTGCTGAATGATATTTGGAAGTAAAAGGATAAAAGCCAGTGTCAGTGGGAAGGTCCACCGCTTGATCAAGCATATCGCATAACTTAGGGTTGCCTGAATGCTCCCTACCAATCGGACCATGCACCACAGCATGGCCCCCCGGTAGTTTAAAGATTCAATGCACGTCCTATCTGCTGCTCGATTAGCAATTCTTTTGACAATGGCTGCTTCATCCACACCAACTTCCAAAGCATCTGATGCTGTTCGGGAATCCACCTGTCTGCTGCGCATAACAGTTGCGCAAATCGATGTGAAATCATCGACCAGTTCTGTCCTGGTTTTATTATATACCTTTTTAGACAGAATGCAGGCAGTGGTATAATTCTGCAGATCACTTGTTGGGCGTTTGTCATTCAAAACGGCTCGATGATAATCATGCACTCCATCCAAAACAATAGCTTTGATGATGAAAGTGTTGTAATCCGGCCCCTGCTGAACAACCCCCTCCGAATGATAGATCACTGTTAAGACACTGCCATTCCACCGATCATACGCCATGCAGACGATTTGGGCGGCGAATAAGGCAATCTTAAAAGCGAACAGATAGGGCAACAACCAGAACAACAACTTCAGGGAAAAGCTAAGTACAGGAATCCAGCCGAAAGCCTTAATGATTAAAACCACAAAGGTACTCAAGACGAATATGCCAGTACTGCTGATACAAGACCTGAATTGATAGTCTAACCAGTGGAAGGCCACGATGAGGTATGAGTTCAACCAACTCAAATGCTCATAATAGACACGTCCACCCCTACCATAACGGACCGAAGGATCTTCGTGATGGTATGGTTTGCCCCCACATTCCAGGGGTTGAAAACGCACCCAAGTGATGCGGAGAAAAAGGTGCATAAGCCAGGCAAATAGAGTATTGGGTTTCAAATACTCATACTGGGGTTTTGATCTGGGAACTTGAGAATTTGGCCATTGGGGTACATGGGCAGCGCACCAGATGGTGCCTGCCTTCCCTTCATCTATTGGGCCGATTGCTTTCCGGTAGTCGCCATATTCAAAGTAATACTCTGAATGAATGGCCATAATACCTACCTGGTGGTGTTTCCGGTAGTTGTCAATACAACCGCAGTCTCTGAGCATATGTCCACAGGTTTCGATCTTTGGATCCTTGCAGTTAGCTGGTTTGACCCGGCTATCTCCTCGGTATCCTGCTTTCGGTACAAACCCACGGATCACGTCATTGACATCTGTGTTAGGGGCGGAAACATGCATTCTAACTTCATCAATGGGTTTGATTTCTTTCTCTCTTACCCATCGACAAGCTCTGGAATGGCCACCTTGATTGCCACCGGCATCGTAGATTACGACGTTCTTGTTATGCCCTTTTGCTTCTCGTCGTATCCGAAAACGAAGATCATTCTCGGCAATTATGCGGGCCTTTGCCAACGAACCGTGTTGGTTCTCACATAGAAACTTGGGGCGTTCTTGTTCCTGAATATCAAAACTTTTGCCTTTGCCACCTTTTGGTCCCGAAATTGAATCAGTGGGTTTAACAATTTCCAATTTAAGGTCTACTTTCTCGGCGATTTTACCAAAGGGAGGGGTGACCACAGGAGTCTTAGTCCTTAGGGGCATCCTAAGTGGGTCCCTCCTAGGAGGGGGCACAGGAGCCATGACAGGACAGGCGACTCGTGGTGGTGGTGGTGGCATCCGGTCTAAAGACCAAAGACCATCATAAACTGTGTCACATGGTAAACTTACAATACTTGCTGGAGGATACCCTGGCATGGGTCCTGCAGCACTGCTAACTGTGGCTAAAGAAGGCACATCACTAGCTACAACTCCGGGGGCGTGGGGGCCCGGAGTTGTAGCTAGTGATGTGCCTTCTTTAGCCACAGTTAG